ACGTACAAGTTGGGCAGCAGCTCCACCATACTCCACCACACGACGACCTTCCGCACGTACCCGTCCAAGAGGGCTTCGTAGTTGCCCGTGATAGTACCGCCTGAGACGTCGGCTTTCAACTTCTCCAGAAGGTCAGTGCCGAGGTATTGCTGTAAGTGTTTGTCTTGTGCCAAGATGATGGCCGGAACCATCACCGCGTCTTCCACCCCGCCGTTGAGCTGGGTGATACGCTTCATGTAGTCAGGGTTGACAAAGAGAACTTCTGCTTGTAGTGCCATTTATCGAGGGTTTAGGTAGCCGTTGTTTGGCATTGTTGCGGGAATCTGTGAGATCCGTGGGTCTTGCGTCTCGATTTGATTTGCTCGGCGCTGCGGTTCGGGCAGTTGTGAGATGATTTGACGCGCTCGGTTAACGCTCACCCGCTGGTTGTTGCGCTTCAAGTACGTCCGACGAATCCAGCGGTGTTTGCAGTTAGGCCCGCCCTTGTACAAAAGCAGGTCGTAGGTGTCCGTCCCGTTTGGCCCGAAGCCGGGATTAACCGCACGGGCCGAAGCACCGCCCAAAGAGGCGGGCCAGTTAGCGCCTACAATATCCTCCCGGCGGTATACCCTCTGCGAACTCATCATCTTTTGACAAAATTCACGCTCTGGGTTTTGGCTTCCGTCGTAGATGTAGCGAATCTTCACCACGTCGTTGTCGATTTGGCTTCGATTGTCAGGAGCTGTGTTCGTGTCGGATGTCCCACCGGGCACGCGCATAGCAAAGTTCCATTGGGCATCTTGTACCTGTTCGAGGTCTTTGTCGTATTCGCGCTCGTCAATCAAAACCCACTCGTCCTCGTTGATTTCTTCGCCTTGCTCAATGAGCCATTCTGCGGCGTCGATGTTCAAAGTAATTTCCTCGGACAAGTTGCAGCACGCTTTACGGCTCATCTCGGTGAGGGAAGGTGCGGTAGGTTGAGCTCCGACAAAGAGACCCTCTGCCGTTGTCCTGTCAAAGCCAAGCATGGCAACGAGAAGCTGCACCGCTTGCGGCCCAGTGAGTTCTCCCGTGCCCACCTTCGAGATGATGTCAACGGCGGACGAGATTTGGATACCCGTGTACGACACTTCCACGTTGGCCTCTTCAGCCTCGGGCTTGTACAATGTGACAAGAGCAGGAGTCCCGGCAGCGTTAAACACAGAAGACAGAGCCTCCGTCACAACCTGTTGGTAGGGGGTGATGACATCCTCCGAGAAAATCTCCTCGGCTGTCTTCAGCTCCATACCTCCTCCGAGCTTGCCCGGAGCCATGACTCCAAACATCATGGGCGAGGTTACACGGTGTCCCACCATAATCTTAGCCACCACCTCTTCGCTGAGGAATTGGTATTGGTTGTGTGCGTCAGAGAGCGGGAACGGCTCGAAGTCGGGCTTACGTTCGGGAGAGTCCGAGTAGGTTACGATGAACTTTCCCGCGTTGGTAGCCCCGGCCAGTTGGCGCTCGATGTCGTTACGAATCTTATGCCGCTCCTCCTGCGCTGGGACTCCGTTCTTGAAGTGGATGGAGAACGAAGGAGCGAGGCCGTTCTTGATATTGTTGATGTGGTACTTGCCAATCTCCTTGTCCAACTCGATGTAGTCAATCGAGCCGATGTAGTCGGGCTTGGGGTAGTAGTACGATCCGGGAGAGAACGGCTTGACGTACAAGATTTGCACGGGGTATTCTACCGAATCCTCGGGGTTGAAAGCACGCACGAGCTCCGGCTCGATTTGATTGTCTGACCAGTCCTTGGAGTAGTAGTAGAAGTTGACTCTTTCGTCGTTGTCTACCTCAGCCGAGCGGATATTCTCAAAGGGGCAGTGGCGCACCTTGGCCACCGTCGTGCGGTCGATGCTGTATACGACCTCCAGCGCGAAGCCTCCTTGAATCTTCAGGTCGAGGCACGCCTTTCTGATTTCATCTTGCAACCCCCACTCTTCAATCTTCAGGCGAGCTTCCAACGTGTCGGCCTGCACCCCGTCGCCGTAGATCATATAGGCGATGGAAGTGCAGAGGGCGTTGTGCGTGGCGCTGCTCTTGTAGAGGTCGATGAGGTACTGCGGGAAGAGGTTGTCGTCCCCGTACTGAACGTATCCCTCGTTGGAGGGTCTCTCCTCGTAGGAGCGTTCTTGGTATTCGTTGAGTTTTAGTAAATCCATCACTCGTAATATATAACGTTGTCAGGGATAGAGACGTTAGGAATAGTCCACGCGGGTTCGTCGCTTACCTTGCATGGCCCAATTTCGCATATACCTACCACACTGGCGTCCGTTGGGTCGAGGTTAGAGTCGGAGTTTTGCCCGTAGATAGTGTAGGTGTAGAGCCCCGATTCAGTCAAAAGGATTTCGCCGTTTACCGGGTCGTCATTATTCGTGGGGAGAGCGGCCTGTGTGTACCTCTCGTTGTCGTATTCAACGTTGAAAATGCACGCAAACTGTTCCTTTGTAGCTTGATTGACCAAGACAAAAAGGTAGTACGTAAAAGCGGGCAAGAACTTGCGATTCTCAAAAGGTGTCACCCTGACGGTGTTGGAGGCGCTGTTTGGAGATAGATGAATCATGCTTCAAAATAAAGGGGAGAGCAACTGCCCTCCCCCTCCTTGTAACGATAACGGCCTAAGGTTGGCCCGATATTTTGAGAACTTACGGAGCAGCCGTGAAGGTCACGTTGGCCTGTCCTGCCTTATCAAAGAAAGGAGCTGCGCTGACCTCTTGTGCTGACAACTCCAACGTAAAGCCGTTCTGGTCGCCTGCTGCAGTGCCCGTCTGTACGGTACCGCCGGAAGCCTCGACTCCGTTCTTGTTGCCCATCACGAAGTAATTGTCGTTCGTGTCCTGAACGATAACAGCCATACGGCCTTTGGTGATGTTTGCAATCTCCACGATGTCGGCAGCGTCCAACTTGTTGAACGTAGCAGACAACACTTGGTCGAAGTAGACCGTACCTGCCTCGATGTTTGAAGTGACGGTCTGCGTCAAAGAGCCAGAGCCGCGAGTCATATCGTAAGTATAGACCGTGAGAGCAGCAGTAGCGTCTCCAATCTCACCCGCTACGGGAGCCTCCCAGATACCTTCGCTCCACTCACCGATGTAGATACGCTTGATTCCTCCGAGAGCATCTTTGCAACCCGTTCCGCGTCCTGCGAGAGTTAGTGTACAAGCCATGTTATAGGGTTTAGTGAAAGTCGGGGGGAGCCTGTTCTCTCCCCCCTTCTCTCGGGTTCAATTATTAGCTGGAGCGGCGAGCTACTGCGATGGCAGCTTCGTCCACAATCTGACAACCGCCAGAGAACTGCATGATCACACGAGTCACGTCGTCACCCGTCACGTCACGCAAGTTCAAGATAGAGGCGTTGATGTGGTCGGTCAAGAGGTCGGTACCGAAGTACAAGTTCTCACGCTGTGCGAAGAGGAACGTGTCGTCAGGCATACCGGCAGGCGTGATGATTTCGTAGCCCTTGTAGTTCTGAGCGAATCCGTCAGCCAAGTAGGTCAGCTCTGCCGTGCCAGCGATGGCCTCGAAGTAGAGTTGCTTCATGGCACGAGACATGAAGAGCTTGGTGTTGGGGTCGCCAGCGATGACAGCAGGAACAGCCAAACCGTTCAAGCGAGCCAAGATGTTGTCTGCGTCGGTAGCACCCGTCAACAAATCCTCTTCGGCAGGGGTAGCAGCGACGATTTTATTCAACAACCCTGCGAAAGAGTTGTACGTTCCCGTCGTTGTTCCGTCGGTTGAGGAGTACTTGCCCTGCCTGATGTTGCGCTCGACAGCCTCGGCGGTCTTAGCGGCAACGTACTGAGCCACGAACGTCGTGAAGTCAGCAGGAGCGGCGGAGTTTTGTCCGCGCATCTGAGCACCTTCCCACGTAGCGCGGAGGTCTTCGTTGCATACCTGCTCGTTAATCTTCAGAGCGTCGACGGCCAAGACAGCCTCGCCCAAAGTCAACTGACCAGCAGCGGGAGTTGAGAAAGCGCAGTCGTCGTTGGCTTGGATAGCCACGCCGGAGAACTTCCGGAGAACTGCTTTAGAGTGAACATTTTCACGGACGGTCACATATCCGTTCGCGATGGTGTCGGCAGACAAGACAGCAGCAGACACGTAAGGACGTGCCGCTTCTCCTGCGTAAGTACCGACTTGTACTGTGGCGTTTGCCATTATTTAGAGAAGTTTTGAAGGAGAGCTGACACGCGCTCCTGAGTTGATAGATTCTTGAGGTCGAGAGGCTCACGCTTCGTCGTTGGGGCTTGATGCTTCAGGCCCGCTTCGGCGGCTTGCTTTTGGATGGCTTCGAGCTCCGCCTTGACAGCGGCAAGTTCGACAGCTACAGCGTCCTCTTCTTTTTTTGGTTCGGGGGTGTCGGCTGACATCTCCTCCTTGTCGTCCTTGTTCAGGGCTTCAAAGGCGGCAGCAATCATCTCCTCCACCTCGGCTTTGGTGACGTAGCTGGGTGTCTCCTCAGCTTGCACCTCTTCCGTTTCTTCGGAGGCTTCAACCTCTTCGGTTGATTCTGAAACTTCTTCGGAAGCCTCTACTTCCTCCACTACCTCTTCGGTAGCTTCGCCAACAGAAGTAACAACACCGCCGTCACCGACTACGATGACACCGCCGTCTGCGAGGGTGTAGTCGCCGGGAGGCAGAGGGATGTTCTCACCCTCGTCGTTGATGATGTAGGCTTCTACACCTTCTGCAAATTGTTCTGCGTCGGTGTAGATCACCGTGCCGTTTTCGAGTGTGGCTTCCGCCATCTCGGTGCGCTTCTCTTCGCTCACCGTCAGGTTGACGTTGAAACGATTGAAGACTTCTTGCACTCGTTCTTGGATAGTCATGGAGTCCTTTTTTTCAATGAGTATTTGAAAGCGTCAATCCTCAAGTGAATCGAGCTCTTTTTTTAAAGCCTCGAAGAATTTGAGGTCGACGATTTGCTGGACAAGCTCCGAGAGCATCTCCTCGTCTTGGTTCTTCTTCATCTTGTCCGCGAAATAGCCCTCAATCGAGAAGCCTTTGACCTTGCCCTCTTTGACCCACTCTTGCCAGATAGCTTCGTTGTCTACCTTGACAGCGACCATCCACGTACCTACCGGGACGTCCAACCCGTAGAGCGCAGATTTGTCCTTCTCTTTGTCCTCTACCATCCACGACTCTACCACGGTGAGGCCGTTGATGGAGTGTTCGTGTTCGAGGGTGTGGTTGGCTTGGTTGCCGTGCTTCAAATAGAGCTCCGCCGCACGTCGTACCGTGGCCTTGGAGAAGTACACGTAGAATTCGTCCTCTCCGTTCTTGCGGTAGATAGGCTTATCCGGGACGAGGGCAGGGCCGAGGAGGATACGTTTGTCTGTGTCGGCCTCCGCAAAGGACACCTTCTGCTCTTTGAGGGCGATGAAGTCGAGCTCAATGGCGGGGCGGTCTACGATGCTGATTGCGTCGATGCCGTACAGCTCCGCGTCTTCGTCGATGATTAGTTCTACGATTCTCATAACGTGCTTTGGTCTTGGATTTTCTTGTTTGCTTGTTGGGCGCTTGTGACGTTCTCGCTGATGACGTACGTCTCGATGACTTGCTGTTGTGCTCCTTCGCCCAAGAATCCGAGGTCGAGGGTAGGTGCAGGCGGTGTGATGCCTGCGGCAGTAGCAGCCGAAGCCGCCCCACCCGTTCCGGAGTAGCTTGAATCATCACCACCCACTCCACCTTGGAACGTTTGGCTTTGAATCTTCTTGACGTTAGCCAGACCCGCAGCCGTAGCAGCGGCAGCCGCAGCCGTACCCAACCCCGGCCCCACCACGGGGATACCTGCAAGCGATTTGAACGCCTGTACCGCGCTCTCGTATGTCGAGATGAGGGCTTGGGCTGTCTGTATCTTTTTAGACCGCTCAAAGCCTTTCTTTTGTTCCTGCTCTGACTCACCCGTAAAGGCTTCGTTGAGGGCAGAGAGGGCGTTGAGGGTGGACTTGGTGATGTTGAGCCGGGCCTGCTTGATGGCTTCGGCGTTGGCCAGTTCCTTGTCAAGCTCGGCTTGCCTTTGAGCATCGCCTTGAGCGTCGGATTCGGCGCGGTATTTTTCGTCAATGGCGGCGAGGTCTGCATTCAGTTGCTCCGTAGCGGCCTGCAGTAGCCCTTCGTCGTCGCCTGCGATGGCTACGCGCTCGTCGTACTTTTGCATGAGGGCGAGTTCCTCACGCTCACGAGCCGAAAGGGTGAGGGCGTAGAGCTCGTCTTCCAACTTCTGACGCGCGGCCAGTTCATCCTCTGCGGCTTTGCGCTCCGCTTCTGCTGCCGCCTCAGCATTCTGCTTGCGCTCTGCGTTCAGGGCGAAGATGCTGTTTTGGAGTTCGGTTTGAACGGCTGCACTTGCTCCCCTTGCGTCCGCCGCTGCTATCTCCGCGTCCGCCACCGCTTGCAACCTTTCCTCCGTCTCACCCTGCAACTCAATCTCACGACGCAGAAGCTCGGCTTTCTCTTCGGCCAATCGCACGTTCTCGTCGGCTATCTCTTGGTCGATGGCTGCGGCGCGTTCGGCTGCTGCGGCCCTTTCTTCAATGGACAGTGTTTCGTCGTCACGTTGGCGCTTGAGTTCCTCTACCTCGGCTCGGCTTTGTGCCGTCCGAACTGCCAAGTCCCTCTCGGCATCTGAGACCTTTTGCAACTCCTTCTCTAACGAGGTCGCCGCACTGACCGCCGTGGCCGTTTTGGTGGCGTACTCTACAACGGCGGTGGTCGCTTCTCCAATCTTGTCGGTGAAGTCGGTCACCCCGAGGGTCGCTTGTGCGGCCGCATCGAGGGCCACCTTGCCGGCTTCCTTGAATTTGCCGGAAAACACGAGCTCAATGGCCTCACCCAACGACGGCAACAGGTTCAACAGCCCCGTGATGCGGTTGGTGATGTTTTCAACGATGGCGTCCTTCAGGTCGATGACGGCCTGTTTGGGGTCGGTGAACGCACTCGCAACCGTTTCCCCGAGCCGAATGCCGAGGTTCACGATGTCGTTGAATACAGTGCCCAAGGCAGCGCCCGCCACGGCCAAGGTGTCGGCGACCTTTTTGTTCTCGGCAAACTTCATCGCCAGCTTTGCCAACAAACCGACGAGCAAGCCGATTCCGGTGGCTTTGAGAGCCGTGCCGATGCTCTTAAACGCGCTCGACCCCGTCTCGCCCATGTCGGACAAGTCGGAACCGCTTTTTTTCGCCGCTTTACCTACGTCGTCGACGCTGTCCTCAACGGCCTTCGTTGCTCTTAGCAACTCGCCCGTCTCAGCGTTGAAGGTGATGACTACCTCTTGATTTACAGCCATGACAAGACGTTATAGATGACCAACACACACGCCGCGCAGAAGCAGGCCAAATAGACCCCCGTCAGGAGGTAGTCGAGAGGTGTAAGCCACCACGGAAGGGGAGCCTTCACCTTGTAGGCTTGCAAGAGGTCTATTCCTCTCATGATGTGCTTGGGGTCTTTCATTGGGGCTGTGTTGTTTGGTTGAGAGGTCGGCATCGGTTGCCCGTGATTCTGTTTAGCTCGTACCGGTACCCGTATTTGATACAGCACTCCTTGGAGCCATAATCCGGCGAAGCTGGGGTAGAGTTGTTAAAGAGGATGATGTTAGAAAGAGGCAGGTAGGACGTCGGTATGTCGGCGCAGTCGGTCTCCGAAATTTGAATCTTGCGGGCTTTAATCTTGGCGCTTCCGTCGCCGTTCAGGTCGGTAGTCATTGAGAGGATACGCCACCACGCCCCGTTGATATATACCTTCTTATTCCACTTCCACGTAATCACCTCGATGAGAGGGAGCTGGATAGTGCATTCGAGAAGCCGCGACTCCTCCGAATAGAGCTCCCGGATATATCCCTTCCAATATTTGTAGTAGAGGGTGTTGAGGGGGTTGCACTCCTGCGGGATAAAGCTCGCCTCCATCCCAAAGTTGAGGTCGTTGTCGGTGAGGGTGGGGTAGTCCGCCGAGTACGGAGAGAACAAAGGAAAGTAAATGGAAGGCCCAACGGTGGTTCCTGCGTCGTCTCTGATATAGAACTCCCCAAATGTAGTCACCACCCCTCCCCAATACGCGAGCATGGCGAGAGGCTTTTGTACTGCGCTGCCGTCGGACTGAAGGCTCCGGTGGATAGGAAAACTTGACCCGGGGATGAGGGAGATAACGTAATTTCCAAGCTGGGTCTGGATAGACTTCTCACCCGTGGCGAAGTCGTTGTCGGGATCCAGGACGCGGTAGGCGCCATATACCCTGTCGAAACTTTTCTGTACGGCGTCGCTAATAAAGTCCAACCCCTGCCGATACGTCCAGTCGTAGCGTCGGGCTTGTATGTCCGTGGTGGGGTACATGGAGACGGTCTTGTCGCGGTGTACCTTCTCGTCCCAGTTAATCTCGTCGCCCGTGTCGAAGTAGTCGTCGAAGGGCTCAATGATGAGTTGCCCCTTCAAACCCGACGGGATAAACACGAGGTTGAACATCTTTTGAAGCGAAAGCAGGAGGTCGATTTGTTTGAGCTCCGGCATATTCTGCGCGAGGTTTACGTCCTGACCTGAGAGGGGTGGCCCCACATTGCGAAAAATGAGGGACGTAGTGAACGGGTCACCCACAGTGGGTGTACCTGTGCCGCCTCCATAAATCTTGGCCGTGATGCCGTTGGTCTGCTTATAGATTTGAATCTCGTCACCCGCTTCGAAGAGGAAGCCTTGTCCGTTGACGTACTTGTTGTCGAGGGCTCCCCCAGCCGCAGCCGCGGCAAGAAGGGTGCTATCCCATACAAGCTCACCAGAGTTTTGGTAAGCGGGGAAGCCTGCATACGTCGCAGACGTTTGTGTGGTGTCTACGAGCGTGCCGATAGAGCTCCCGTTCTTGTAGAGATAGACCTTTACAAAATGGGCGGGGTCGCTCTTCTCCCACTTACACGAAAACACCATATCGTAGTATCCCGTATAGGGGACAGTGTATTTGGCTCCGCCTGTGTTCGTCCAGTTGCTGCCTACGTCGTAAGCTCCGGCGATGGTGTCCACCAATGCCAAGGCGTTGAGAGGTGTGGTGCTTGATACGTCACCATTAAGGCCCACCCCGGCTGTCTGGTCTGTTTCGTCTTCGGGGTTGATACTTGCGTTGCCGTTGTACGCGGGGAGGTAGATGTTTCCGAAGTCGGTAGAATCGAAAAAGTCAGAGACGTATGTAAGCCCCGCGTCGGAGAAGATTTGATCTACCAAACTCCTTGCCCGAATGAATGGCGTAAGCTCCCCCTGCCATATCCCGTCGGTACTTGTCCACGGGGGGTTGTCGGGAAGGCTCCAGTTGAAGCCCTTGTCGATAAGGCCGTATCTCACGTCACCCGAAAAGAGCGCCCCAATCCACGACTGTTGGACGTTGTTTAGGTTGAGCTCGTGGTCGTACGCGGAGAGGTCGAGGTCGGAGAGCTGCTTGTCGCCTACGGCTTTAGCGATGTCGAGCGAGTCGGCAAAGAATACCACTTCAATGTCTTCGCGGTCGCCCGTCTTCTTCATCCCCTTCACCTGCATATAACCCTCGATGATGGGCGACTCTTTGTCCAAGATGGCAGCCGGAAAACGCTTCTTGAAAAGCGTCGTTCTCAACTCCCCGTTCTCTGTTCCTTCCGGG